TAGAGAACATTCTACTATTAGAGCTAAGTCAGTAAAAACTGACGAAATAGAAGAAATGGCAGGTATGGAACATCTAATAGATTATGCTCTATTATCTCAAGAGATAGTAGATTCATGCATTGAAGGTGCTGATATGCCAAAATGCTATATTAAGTCTAAATCTGTAGTAAAGTCAGCTATTAATTGGTAAAACTATAGATTCAAAATTAATTAACATTTATATTATCTAATTGGAATAATCACTAGTGATTATTCCAATTAACTTATTCAAACCCTTTTGGAGATTTACAATGAAATATCGTTCTGAATTTAAAGTAAGTGGCCTTACCCGGCCTTTAGTGTTGGCTGCAATTGCAAAGATGGTTGCAGCCGATAATCAGTATCCTTTAGAGAATCCTCAGTTTGGAACTGGGCTGTTAAAAACGGTACCCATCAAGATGAAGGGCAAATTAGTTGGCCATCAACTAGAAGTAATCAATCCTAAAAACTTGGAGATTGAAACTCAGGTTGAGAAATTTGAGCCTACATGGGATTGGGTTAAATCCCTTAAAGGTCGAGAAATCGGCTGGTGGTCAGAAAATGGAGATAAAGAACTGATTCAGGAGTTTCCCGATGGAAAAAGTTTCTATTATGTTCGTGAAGGAAATCGTGACACCATTCCAGATTGGTTTGCAGCTCTGGCAGATATTAGACCAATGAAGGTGCTAGAGTATCATGATGCACGTAAGCGTGATGCTACACCTTGGCAGAAAAATCTTTTTCCTCTATTTAAAGACCATCCTGAATGGAAGCAAGAAGCATTGCAATGGTTGGGCCAAGTTGGCATTTATGGTCAGTCGTTAAACGATGTGAAGGAGGCTTGGTCTGTAAAGCGTCTTAATGATGCAATTACTGCCATGGAGGCCATTGATCCAGCCATGGCCAAGAAATTCCAATCAGTATTAAAGGGCTAATACAGTAGATAGAGTAGGGCATATGCCCCACTCTATCTGAATTATGTTTTTTATTTAGGAGAAAAAAAAAATGAGTACAAAAAGAGATTATAAGGTCGGCGATCTGGTAGTGTTAACAGCAGATGCTATGACTACATTTATGGTCGGCGAAATCAAAGACTGTTTAAAAACAGTGAATTCCAAAAAAGAAATAACATCAGTTCATTATGAGGTGGAGGTAAAAGCCATGAGTGGCAATGGCGTAAAAACTGTAAGGTCAACGTCAGCTACTATGATGTTGGCATCCACATTTATGGCAAGGATGAAGAACCCTTTACCCAAAGAGGACGATTATCTGTAAATGTATTTGTAGACTAGCTTAGGCTAGTCTACAATAAACATGCTAATATTTTTTTTTCTCAAAATTATATTAAGTATACATTATCTAAATGATATCAATATCATTTATAGGAGAAACAATGAATGCTGAAGAAAAGAATTTAGCGACATTAATGGTAGCTAGAATAGCTAAAATTAATGATTCTAAAATAATACTGGTTTTAAGGAATGTGTTAGATCCTAATGTTCTTACTAGAGAAGAACTAGATTCTGATTACAGGACTTTAAATGAGCAAGTTAAATACTTAAAGTCTTTAAGAAAAAGAATCGTAGAAGCTAACTATGATACTAAACCATCCATGCTTGAAAGAATTGACATATGCTTAGACCGTGTTGGTTTAGGCATTACTAACTACAGGAGATTAAAATGAGTGAATTAGAAGTACTTGTTCCTAAAGACATTGGAACGATTAGTTTTGAAAATTGGTTTGAAGCTTATAAGCCAGTTAAAAATCCTAATAATGAAGCCAGTGATGGTAGGGAGTATCTTTATGATACAGATCCAAACGACATGTTGTATGTAGCTGCAGCCTTTCATGCAGACCAATATACCGTTTGGACCATGATTGAGGAAGAAGATAATTTTTATATTATCTCAGACCTTCATTACGTGAATCGGCTTGGTTACTTTATTACCGAAATTCCTTTTATGGGAAATGAGCAGTTGACAGTGTGTGCCTAAAGAATTTCTAGATGAATTCTTTGATAAAGCTATTAAGCTTTCAGAAGAGGAGTAGGTGGGCATCAGTAAAGTTTTATTAGAATCTTTTAAAGAAGATTTAACTAACTATAAAAAGTAACATAGAGTAGAGATAGAGCCTAGGCTCTATCTCTACTCATTATCTAATTATTTTTTTTTCTAGTCCCAGCTCTCTACCACATCATCCATACTAATACTTCGTGGCAATTCATACAACACTCTACTATTTTCCTCTAATACATCAGGTACTATACCACCTACTTGTTCAAATTTATATATAAAATGATTATACTTTAAAGGTACTTTACTGCCGCCAATTCTATGTTTACCCTTACTAAACATCAAATACTTATTACCATCTTGATGTTCATGAATGTGCATTACAAATTCTAAGTCTAGTTTAGTATGCAGCGCCTTACAATGCATATACCAGCCACCTGTGCACACTTTTCTAGTAAAGGTAGTAGTATTCTCTCTGGATAATTGCTGCGCCTCTGTGCTTAACTGATGGCCTGTAAAGAAGGTTATTCCTCTTGGATAACAAAAGTTCCTTGTCATCTCAAAAGTCTTTTGTATTTTCATTTCGTCTTTATCTCCAGCTGTATTTTTTGCAATCTGAGATAAGTAATCACAAATAACTGCATGGATTTCATAACCTTCATCTATGTATCTATTAAGTATATCAAATAAATCATAGATGCAAAAATTACTCGGCTCATAATGCTCCATTAAAACAGTATAGCCATTTTGTTCTAAATACTCTTTTAATTCCTTTTTAGCATCCCCATAATTAATATCTTTTATATTACAAGGTTTATTATACTTCACTTCATAGAACTTTTCATAGAGCAAAATAATGTTTTGATCTATGGTTTGCTCAAAGGAGATATTTAAAATTAATGGCTTTTTGGTACTATCCCACATCCAAGGTTGATTAAATACAGGTAAATTAAGAAATAGATCATTTAATATACCTGATTTATAATTGTGAGTTAATGCACCAAAGTTTACTAATGCACCTCTACTAGGACCACCACCTGCTGCCGCATTTAATCCTCTTAATCCTGTATTCCATAATCCTTCTGCACTATTTAATTCCACACCTTTAGTTAAAGCTTCTTCAATACTTTCTTCATCGGTAAAATTAACTCTACCCACAAAGCCTGTAATCTCTTCACTGCTTTTATTAAATTGTATTTCTTGTAATTCCATCATGATAGTGTTAACTAAAGGAGAGAGTTCAAAAAACTCACCACTAAAATTAACTTTAGCATTCATCTTAGTTACGACTTGTCTTAGTTTATTCTTTTTCTTCTCATATCTTAATTCTTGCATAATTGAAGTCACACGTTTTCTAGCATCAATGCTAGTAACATTTTCTTCTAATGCATTTTTAGCAATTAAGATATATTCGTTATTGCCTTGTAAGTTAATAGATAGAGTGGTTATTAAATCTTGTCTATCATAATGACCTTCTTTATTAGCCAGCATTCGCTCTAATGTATATCTTAAAGCTTCTATTACTAATTCTTCACCACCTAGGCCACTGCTGGCTCTAGTATCTATTTTTATCTCAGATACCATACTCTGTATTTCTTCAAATAACTGAGGATTATTATCTTCAGCTAAATCATTATAATACAGTGCAGTAATCATTTTAGTTAATTGTAATATACAGTTTTCCATAGTTTAATATTACCGGTAGTGAATGTTAGATAGTTTGAGTGTAATTATTATGACTAGTAACTACAACCTCTTACAGGAGATATATAATTGAATTCAGTTATCTTTTTAAATTTACAACAAAAAAAGATACTCGATGAAGCTGGTATTGGCATAAGAACATTAACGATTGAAAAATTGTATGAGATACTATCAGCAGCTGATTATAGATCTGTTGTTGCTATGACCGATTACCTACAAGAAAAGGGTAAGCTTTTATATGAATGTGGTTTTAAAAAAGTAGTCGATGTTATTGATAATACTTATTTAAAACCATTACATGCTGTTGTAGATAGAAACACTTTATTAAATGCAGTGTGTCCAAACAAAAATACTATTATCATGTGGGAAGAATATAATGAATCCTATAATACTGATAATATGTTCAGACAGAGTATGTTGAATATACTCAACGCTATGTCGGCAGTACTGCTATTTGAAGACTTAAAACAAACTAAACAGTTCGAAATCTGTTATCTCAATTATTTATAAAAGGAAAAACACATGATCAGAAGAATACAGGCTAATGGTGGTTCTCCAGAGAGAGAATTACACACTGCTGCAGTAAATGAAGTAGCAGCAGTTATTGCACAGGGTGGAAGTAACTACGTTAATGCTGAGACCGCTAATCAGTTTATCGGACTAGAAACTTTAAATGACTCTGAATACGGCATGGCAATGTCTAAAAAAGACATGCTGGTTAATGAATTAAAAGGTTGTGATTCATTATGCAAACTGTTAGGTGGCGCTAAATACAAAGATATGAATCCTATGCGTTTAAATGCAGCATTGGAATCAGCAGCTTACTCTATTCTTTATTCTAAAGAAGCAGCTAGGGCTTACACTGAAGCTAATCGTTCTATCGTTCCATTGGAAGGTGGTAAAGGTGTTACTGTATCGCCTGCAGACGGTGATCAAACCGGTATTGGTTTAGAATCATTTGATCCTATTTCAGTGCAAAAATACCTGCCAGCAACTGCTATTGCAAATGCTCAAGCAGCAATCTCTGGTAGTTTTGAAGAAGTTTGGTTTCCACAACAAATTGTACCAGCCGGTCAAAACGGTGTGGATGTACAAATTACTATTCCTAAAATCTTTAGTACTACAGCGCACAACTTGTCAAGTCCTTCTGCTTACAGATTGACTAAAACTAGTTTGATCCAAGCATTGTTAGATCCATCTATTTTGGAATCTGAAGCGACTTCTATTGTTCCTAACTCTGATGTTTCTACTAACTTAACTGCTTTAGTACCTGCTACTAAAGTTCCAGTTATGTCAAGAAACATTAATGGCAACTCTATTAATACTTTACCAATTTTGTTTGGTACTTCAGCCGACGTATTAGTTCTTTCATATGCCTCTTCTTTATTTGCAGCAGGCGTATTGGATGAAACTGACTCTCTGGATAACATTATCAATATCGGTACTGTTTATACTCAGTTAACATTTAATAATGGTACTAGAACAACCAATGCTATTATTGCAACTGATATTTCTGGTCAATTGGGCGCTGTATTATCACAAGTGAACCAAGGCTTAGGTCAAGAGTATCAAACTACCATGGTAGCCGCTCTTAGCTTTGACCAAAACTTAAGCACTTATGCATTGACTCCAGTTGCTTCAGGCGCGCTTACTGTTAGTCCAACTAACATGGTCACTGATATTTTAGCAGCATTAAATATTTCTGGTTCTAGCAATTTCCAAATTGTATTGAATGTTAACTTATCAGCTCGTGCTAACATTGAACGTGGTAATGTTCGTGTCGATGCGGCAGGTGCAAGTATTGCGCAAATCTTTGATCCAACCGGTACTTTGGTTTATGACGTTAATGTTCCAGCTCTATCTGCATCTAACCCATTATTAGCTGCAACAGGCAGTGCATTTACTGTAACGCCATTAGGCTATCAACCCCTCGCTCGTCGTACTAACAGCAACTTACGTCAAAATGGTACTATCATTGATTCTAACACAATGATCATGTATCGTTTCCCTGTAAACTTGCAAGCACCTATTATTTCTCAAGCTCCAATTGGCGCACCTAACAATGTTACACTGGAAGGTTTAGGCTATGGTGCTAAGATCAGAAACAATGGTCGTGCTGTTCAAGCATTGGCAAATGCTGAAATTGTATTATCACAAATTAATGGTACTACACTTTCTACAATGAACTACAATTCACCTTTCATGGGTGCAGAGTTTGTAACACCTACTTACATCTATAACCAATTAGATGTTGCACAGGCAGTTACTACAATGAACTCTAAAGATGCGTTGGATAACTTAAGAGGTCAATTGATTGCAACGGTTACTAACATGGTAAACCAAATGTTGACTCAATCTCATTACTTAGCTGCTCTGGAAATGACACTAGGTGACATTGATGCATTTGATATCATTTTAGCAACTGATCCTAAACTGGCTCCACATTTCATGGAATCAGGCGATACTCGTACATTCGGTGATGGTCGTCGTTATTTCATTACTAAATCAAATAACAATTTCTTTCATGATGCTACTAACTCATTGTCTAAACTCTACATCTCTTTCCGTAGAGCTGGTGGTGGTGAAGAAATCCATCCATTAGATTTTGGTAGAATGTTAATTACTCCACCTATTACCTATGATGTGGCTATTAACAGAAATGGTCGTACAGTACAAGAAATCCATACTGTTCCACGTTGTAATTCTTATGTTACTCTGCCTATCTTAGGTCGTTTGGACGTATTGAACTTGAATACTCTGTACCCAACATTAGTTACTAATGCTGGTTTAACAGCTACCAACAATGTACCTTCTTACAACTCACAAGCTCCAGTAAACAATCCAACTAATGGTATCATGCATTACTAAGATTGTTTAGTAAAATAATTAAATAAAAGTAAAAACATGTTAGATACACAGAGCCTAGGCTCTGTGTATCTATTTTTACAGTCTATATTTCATTAGTGTCGCACAAGGATTTAGTTAAAGCAAACAACTTGGGTATCCTACTATAGCTATGTCTTCTTTTTTATTCTTAAAAAAATTAAATATATACATTATCTAATTACATATGCCACTTTAAAGGAATATAAAATGGAAAAAACTAAAAGTAGATTTCGTGAAACAATAGATGCGACTGTGGTAGAAGGAACATTTCAGAAAGATAATAGGGATATGATCACTAAATTAAATGCATTAGGTTATGGCAATATAATGCATTCTACATTGGAATATATCAACAATACACCGTCTAAAATTTATATTAGTTTTAGAGATGGTAGTGTTAGTTTATTACCACCAGTTTGTAATCCAGACTTACCTAAAGAATTCATTGTAGTCCACAGAAAAAGAGTTTCAGGAAATCCAGACTTTAAAATATTTGTTAGACCGATTAATGGAAATGATCCATTAACTGAGCAGCTAACAGCTATTGCTAATGAAAACCAAAATAGATGCATTGAATGGATTGAAACAATTCCATTTAAATTGCTAAAGAAAAAAACTAGAGGAGTCTATTTAGCTCGCTCTGATGTAATGATTACTTTAGGTTGTAATGGAAAAACCATATACGACCACCCTTTTAACAAAGAAGCTGTCATGACTAACTATCTTAATCATCATGACAGATTTAACCCGGAGACAGACTTTATGGCAGCAGTAATGTATATGCCCGAAAATCCAGAAATTCAGCATCAGCCAATTTATGCTGTATGGAATAACATAATCGCTGAAGTTAAACCAAAACGACCCAATGTTAAAGTAGCACCTGGTGTAAAATTTGCAGGCTTTTCTAAAGAAGAGGAAGGTGTTGATTCTAACATGATGATAAATTTTACTTTAGAACAGGTATTGAATCATCAAGGTCCAGTTCCATGCTTTAGAACTCATGCTGAAGCAGTGGATTGGATTAGGAAGGGAAATAACCAACAAGCTTATAGTTTAAAACAGTATGAGCTTGAAATAGAAAGAACTAAAAAAGATATTGCAGCTCAGCAGCTTGAACTGAGTCAACTAAAAATTGATTTAGAAAATGCAAAAGCAAGACGTGATGAAGCGCAAGCTATTTTAGATGCCAAGAATAAAGAAGAAGAAGCTAGACTCGATAAAATAAAAAGGGCGCATGAAGAAGAAATGTTAAAGCTTAAAGCCGAAATGGCACGAGAGAAAGATAAAATAGAAAGAGAAAAGTTAGCGGCAGATAAAGAAGATTTGGAAAGAAAAAGAGAACAGGCTAGAGTTGAGGAGGCGTTTGCAAAAGAAAAGATAAAATATGAACAAGAAAGAATGAAGTCAGAAGAAAGAACAGCTAAGGAAGAAAGAGAAAAAGCTAAGACAAAGTCACGAATGCAATTTTTTACCGATTTAGCGAAAGTAGTAGTCACAGCGATTACCACAGCATTCGCTGTATTTAAGATTATGAAGACAGCGGCTGCTGGGTAAAAATATACAATGCAGTTGTATTGTATATCCCAACCACAATTAGGAGATATACATGCCAATAGATTTAAATCTATTAGGTCTAGTTGATGCCCAACAGCCTCGAATGAATAAAAAGATTATAAATAATATTGCCGTTAATCAAGTTAATGAAGAAGCAGAAGCTTGGATACACGATACTATTCGTTGCGCATCTGAATCCTTCCCGCCAGGTTTAATTTATACTGGTGGTAAAAGATGCACACCTGTTGAGCAATTTAGAGAAATTACTCGGCAGTTAAAACCAACGAGATCTTTTGACCTATTAAGATCCGATGTATACCTGATGAAGTACCAATTCAAGTTTAAAGGTACAGAAGTTCGCCCCCACTACAGTTTTTTACCATTCATAAGTGATGGCGGGATTTATTATTTAAAGGGTACCCAATATCTGTTGACACCAGTAGTGGGAGGCAAAGTTTTCAACATTGAGAAAAATAGTATTTATATGCCCACGCCTAAAATTAGGATGGGTTTTCATCAGAAGGACGTGTCATGTTATCTTAACAATAGGGTAATAAATTCAAGTTGCGTTACCAGCTATCTCATGAATGGTATGAAAGAAAAAGAGAGAGCTCAGTTAAATCCAACATTAGTGCACTATATGTTGGCTGAATATGGTTTGCCAGAAATGCTTAGACGCTTATTTAAAGTCAATGCAAAGATAGGTAAACAAGAGTTAGATCAATTAGATCTAAATGAGTGGATGGTCTATCGGAGTAGGCAGCTTCCACCTGTTGTAAATAAGGGCGATTATACCCCCACTGAAATTAGGATTGCTATTAATAAAGGAGAGTACTATCCTTTACTCGATGGCATTATTGCGACTATCTTTTATATCATAGATAATTGTAGTGATAATTTAGCTGAAGTTGAAGATTTAGCTATTCCTGATTTATGGTTAATACTACTGGATAGATTTATCTATCGTATCAGTGGTACAGAAAGAAAGCAATATGAGAAAATGGAAACCCATTTACAGTCTACTAAGTCTAATATGGATCCGATTACTCGTAGAGTGTTAGCCAGTGATAACATACATTGCAATGATATCTTTGAGTTATTCCATTATATTTGTGTTAACTTTCAAGATATAGTTATCCATCATGATGTCGGTAGCATGTATTATAAAGAGCTATCAACTGTCAAGCATTTACTATACCATGTTGTATATAACATACATATGGCAATGTATATGTTGCAAAAACTACCGGAGAATTTGCAGACAGTAGAAAAGATTAATAATATCATGATGAAAAAGCTAACTAAAGATGCTATCTTTACAACCATGGGACATGGTGAGTTAACACCTATTAGTATTGCAACCGATTGTAAAATGTTTGCAGCAACTTGTAATACCATTTCTCATGGTAAAGCAACTGTAGTCGGTGGTAATAAACGGGCTAAGAAAGTAACTAATGATCCTGGATTATTATTACATGCATCACAGGCAGAGGTAGGTACTTATCAGTGGATTGGTAATAAAGATCCATTGGGTAGGGAAAAGATGAATCCATTTGTAAACTTTGGTGAAAGAACTTATATTACACCTAGACCTGAATTAGAAGAGGAAATTAACTCGATAAGACAGTTACTAGGAAAACATAAGATTTCTAATCTAATTGAACATGAATTGGATGAGGTAGAGGAACTGAGAGATTTGAAAATAAAAGGAGAAGATTAAAATGGCAGTAATAGATATCCCTAATATTTATAGGGCTGATATCCATAACATGGTTTATAACAATACTAAGGCTGTCTTAACTAATGCAGCTAAGATTGTTACTCATAGACCTGATATTCCACCTCATGTAAAAGATGCGGTTATTAATAATCTTCCAGCCATTGAAGCTATCATATTAAGTGATGGTAGAGGATTAGTTGATGACTTTCTTTTAACCTTCTTTAATAGTACGCAGTGGAATATTCAACAAGCCAATGATATTATTATTAAAGCAATTGAGAGAATAGCGCATGAGGAGATTTTCAAACATGGCATTCAAATAGTTGAGTTTGATAATTCAGCTAATTGGATCAAAAGTTACCATGCTGGTGTGTTAGAATACGCTAGAGCGTTCCGTACTCAACCACAGGCGATGAATCCTGCTCAGCAACCCTATGGTAGTGGGTATCAGTATTCGGGGCAACAGCAGCCTTATATGCAGACTAATGCAGTTAACAATGCACCACTGCAATCTAGCGTATATACAGCGCCTATTAACCCCTATGCAAATAGTCTAGCAAATGGGGATAATTTAATTAGTCAAAGTCCGCTGGCAGCGGCAATAGGAGAAACAATGCAACGAGAAAACCATGTAAGCAGCACTGCAATACCCAATCCAACACCGGATGCTTTTGAGTTTAATGAAAGAACAGTTACTCAAAATAATCCATTGGCTGCAAAGAAAGAGCATATTGTTCCTATCAAGAACAAGCTCTTAACACCCGAAGCAAAAGAACATCATATTCTTTCTTACAAGAGTGATGAAAAGACATTTAACGATGATCTAGTGGGGTTAAGTGACATTACTATGCCAACATTAACTGGATACTTTTCTGAAACCATTATTCCAGGTTTTGATGAGCAAGAAGAAGATGCATTTAAAAATGCATTAGACAGTGTTATCTCAGCCGATAGTTTAGTTGAGATGTCAGCTATCTTTAAAGAAGTCTCTAAAAATGTTCCTGAGTCCTACAAAACAATTGTTTGGTTTGCAAACAATATCAGTGACTTTATTATTAATACCATGGATAAACGCTATGGCATTAATGATGCTGAGTTTTTACCCTTCATCGGTAATCCAGTATCAGTTTGTCAGTATTTAAGCAATGTCGGTGCTTTGGAAGATATGTCTGCCATTATTGAACACTATATTGATAAACTAGTTGACAGTATAGTACCAATTACTATCAGGAGTTATTCTGATAAAGAAATCCCTGCTATTATGATTTCTAAGTATACTGAAGTTATATTCATGCCTTATCTGTTTAAGTATCTTAAAAATAGCAAAGCATTAAAGTGCTTAGAGCCTGGTGTTAATGAGGAAATTATCAATGATCTATTTGATCAGGCTTTTGCTTTGTTACCCCCTGCGGCAGTCTGTGTCGAAATGTTGGATCAAACTTATACCCGATATAAAGTGTGGCGTTTAGGTAAACCTATTATGTCACCTTGTGAGTATAAGTACTCAGTTGAACTGATGTAAAAAAAAAAGAACATAATTAGATAGTGCATGGCCAATTGGCCATGCACTATCTGTTATTTATTCTCTTCTTCTTTTTTCTTTCTATCCGCATTTGACATTTTGGATAAACGTTCAAAAGCATCATCTACATTTTGTCTTCGTTTTCTTCTCTGCATAAATCTAATAGAATCTTTATAAAACCGTATTCCTTTATATATAACCACAACCAATACTGGCATTACTTTAATAGCATATGTAAATACAATACCTAATATTGCGTAACCACCTAATTCATGAGTTGTGTTTATTTCCGCAGCATTGTCATTAGAATTTAATTCCAGATAGAGTTGAATGTAGAGCAATAGTCTTTCTACAAATGAATCTAAATCTGAACTATCTATTTCCAGTAGATGTTTAAATAAACCCATTTGTGGCTACTCCTCTTATAGCTTATTTAATTCAACACATTTATAGTACGCAACAGCTACTGCATCGACGCTATGTTCGTCTAATGCAGTAATAGTTACATGTTCGTCATATAATATTGGTTGTTTTAATAAACCTTCTAACATCAAGTTTTTATCACCTGATGTTCCAGATACCTTTAAGCACTTTTTTACTGAACTAGGATCAATCGTTTCAAACTGCAAAGTATTGCTAACTTGAAATACAAAGTGTCTAAACATGGTGAGTAATTCTACTAATACGGAATAAACTTGAGGTCTGCCTGGATTAAAATAAGGTGCTTCAGAGATAACTAAGTTAGGTCTATAAAGATTAATTATTAATTTGAATTTATCACCAATAGCTAATTCTTTAGCAAATCTTTCTCCATGAATATAAATAACATCCTGATAATGCTTTAATAAAAGATCAGCATGAATAGTCTCTATATGACATACTCTACACTGACCTTTTATATCCATATCCATTATACATATACCGCAATGGGAAGAACCAGGATCTATTCCCATCACTCTATATGTATTCATCTTTAAGAAGTAATGACTGGTGGGTAAGGCGCTGAGTTAGATATTGCATACTGCAATGTTATGGAGGATGGATTTTGTTGTAGTTCTAACTGAGTACTTACAAAAGCCATAATCTGAGCTGTTTGAATATCAGTATAGGTTACAGTAGAGCCACCTGCACTCGATGTTACACTAATATCAAAACCACCAACAATACCTACTTCAGAGATAGTCGCATAGCGAGGATCACCATAAATGATATTAACTGCATTATTAATGTTAGTAATATCAGTACTGTTTAAAGTAATAGGCAATACTGCTTGTGTTACTAAGTGCTGACCTGTTGAAATATTGATAGTGGTATTAGATACATTAACAGGACTAGGACTTAAATTGGCAATAGATGTAGAAAAAGGAGTATCGGTAGTTACTATACCATTAGATAAAGTAACAATGTTTGAACTGGGTGTAATGCCACTAATGCTAATGACTTTTAAGTAATATGCAAAATATGCGTTTCCACCAATAGTAACAGGCACTCTCAGTCTATAATTAGCTCTTTGTAATGTAGTAAGATCATTGCCCACAGGTGCTAATACAAAAGGTATTTGTTCAAATAAAGCAGAATCTGTACAACCATGAAATAAAGGTTGTGTTAAAGTGTTATTTCCAGAGCCTACCACATTTTGATGTCCACCGCGGCCAATTGCTAAATACTGAATAACTGGATAGCCAGATGAAGGAGGCGATACATTGCCTACATTAAACTTTTCATTTAATGTAGTGTATTGATCTACTGCAAAGGGTAAGTTTAAAGCTCTTAGAATATCTAAGTTAGTAAAGTTTCTTGTTTTAACTGAGTTTGACATATTAATCCTAAATGTTTAGTGTGTGTTTACGTTAACGCCTATGTGTACTCTATCATAGGAATCAATGAAAGTAGTACAATTTAACCCAAGTCCAGCCTCTATAGTGGCTGATATTTCTACCACATTAGCAGTATCTAATCCATAATCTAATTCAATATCTCCAGATACATCAATTTCATGCAGTAAAGGCATAATAGATTGCACATCGAGTCCATTAGATATAATGGTATAACTGTCTGTAAAGTCTATTCCTACACCGGGATCAATTAATCCTTTTTGATACCACGATATATTAGAGAAACTTAAATCAATAGGTTCGATATCATTAGTGGCATTGCCTTCAACAAACTGAATAGTATAGCTACAAACAGTTCTTAAGATTTCAATTAATGCCTCATAAGGCTGTTGTAGTGTATAAGTCTCTGGCAGTATACCCACAAAAGTTTGTAGTATTGTATTAATTAAATCTAATGTTTGTCCAGAATCTAATGTAGATGGGTCAAATCCTATTCTATTAAAGAAGTCTGCATATTTTGTTTCAGCGGTCGCTATGGCGCAAACACTATTTTGATAATACAAATCTAAAATGGTTTGTATTTCAGATTGTCCCATAGAGCTGGGTTCTGAATACTTTAATAAAATGTGAAAAACTTTATTATTAATGACTGAGTTAATAAAGTTATTAAATTCATCCAATGAATAAAGAATAGTATTTGGAAAGGTAATATGATTTGCAATGACTGAGTAGTAATCTATTTGACTAGAAATATAATTATCAATTAATCCTCTAGCCTGATATTCAGTAATTAATGTAATGGGCTGCATGATATCCATTACATTAATAGTGGGTATATTAACTAATAAATTAGGAGCAGGGGTAAATGTAGTTTTGTTGTTAGCTAAAAAGTACTGACTCGATGCATAAATTAATAAAATAGCAGCATCTTGAGCATTAATACTTAAACCACTAATTGCTAAACCTGGAATATCAATAGATAGATTAACATCCATTTTTCCATTAGTCGTTAAATAGAGCCAATAATTTATTCTCTCCTTATAGTTATAAACTAAAGCTACTGTACTGGTAACAATAATCTCTGCATCAATAACGCCTGTAGGCATCTCAATGCTCGGTGTAACATTATAAAGATTGTTTAAGTAATCAGTATCTGCTTGTAAATTAACCAAATTTAAAGGTGCGCTATTAACTAACTTATTAACTAAGTAATCTGGGGTATCTAATCGAGTGGTACTATTAATAGTATCTATTTGATTATAAGGATACCTACTAATTCTAGTCTCTCTATTTAACTCTTTTAAATTACCTAGATTTAAATTATCCAGTGCTGTACCCATTGCTATCCTGATATCAAAACTATATAACTGAATACCAAAGGGATAAGCAAAATTACTGTTTAAAAAGTTTAGAGTCGATTTCTTACCCGCATTATGAGTAATCCAATCTATGTTTCTATACAAAAAGAAAGCTTGTTCATAAGGAAGTATATCCTTAAACTGGCTAATATTAAAATAACCAGATAAGTAATTCCAAATATGATATTCATGGACTTGATCAGTTTTACAATTTTCTAAGCGAATAGCGATAATAGCGGGTACTAGATTGACGTATAAAATACCTAAAAAAGCAGCAGGGTATAATGGATCAGATATTGCAAAGGCAGGGACTTCCCAACGAGTAGTCACATTGTTGATGTATTGCTGAATATCATTAATTAGATTATATTCCCCCAATCCAATTAAATTAATATTACCTTGCCCAGTCATTGTTTTATTATAGTGTAAAATGGTATAATTATCAGCCGCTATAGCATCAGTTATACTCGGTATAGGAGAGATAATACCTCTAATTAAATCAGTCTGATGTAGCTTACCTGCATTATCACAAACTAATTCATATTGAGCTACCAAATTATCATATGTTGTTTGATAAGTCCTTAAATTAGCCATTGTCATTGGGTGATTTAGCATTGTTGTACTATCAAAACTAACTAAAGATTTAGTATCTAAAGAATAAATTTGCATAGGAATATCAGATGGATGATATTGCCCTACTAAGTTTAAATAGTATTTCCAGGTAGTAGGATCTGATGAAACAGTATAACCTATTACTGATAAATAAGAATTTATCGAGTCTATCGTTTGTTGAGACTTTATAACAAGACCTCGTACTAAATTAATAGTATCCCTAACATAGTTAGAGTAATCGTCAGAAATTAACATAATGATTCCTTTATTATTGTACATACGAAAACAATAATAATTATATTTAAATGATTTCTAAGAGAAATATATGAAAGATAAAAAAGACAAATTACAATTAAAGTCTGAAATACAAAAACAATGGAAAGTACCTATTTTAGATGCAGTAGAACAATCAGTAGAAAAGAAGACTCGGATAGACAGACATCTAGATTATAATAAGCTTCGTGCTATCGTTATTGAACACGCAGAAAAACTAGATGATAATGAAGGTATTATGGAATTACTCCCAGACCTAGAACAAGTTAGAGAGATCCTAGTATCAACGATACTATCGCCTACTGATATGAAAGATACTAATCTTAATATCACTGTGGATAAAGATGCTCCGCCAGAAATTGCTGAACTCATTAAAGAACATTTTTCGACAGTCTATGATTTAAATGGTGAAAAGGCTGATATCTTAGGGAAAGCTCTCTTTAGTAAAGGCAGTTATCCCATTATGGTTATACCACCTTCTGCAGTTTCTAATTTAATTAAAGAAAATACTCACGGCTTAGAGTCTATTAGTGAATTAGATTCCAGTAAAATTACTAATCAAAGATTAGGTAATATAGGCATTATTTATAATGACCGAAATAAAGATTACACCTATGCCTTTGAAGCTATTAATGATGTGGGTCCTGATAATAAACCATTAGATCCTGATGACCTATTTAAAGAGTCTTATGTTGAAATTACTGATAATCTTTTATATCTAGCACAACCTGCTATAGCCGATGGTATTAGTTCTGCTAAAGTAAAAGATGTCCTTATGCATGCTTATGGCCTAGAAGCTATTATTGATAAAAAGACAAATAACATTTATAAGAACAGGAGTGTAGCTTATAAACCCTTTATTGGATTAAAAACAGAATTAGTCGATGGTGTACAAGAAAAAGATGTCGATGAGGATTATGATCCATTAGTCATTACTCTACCGCCTGAATCGGTAGTACCTGTCCATAAACCATCTGAGCCTAAAGAACATGTAGGCTATTTAATCTTTATAGACGAAGATGGTGTGCCGATTCATTATGCTAAAAATAGTAATAAATGGAAGCAGTTAAATCAACGCTTAGAAAACCAAATGGAAAACCAAACACTAATGAATCATATTGGTTTAGGTGTTTCCTATGTTAATAATAACTTAAAGCAAGATCATAGTACAGAATTTAATAAGACTATTAACAGTGCCTATCAAGAACAGTTTGAAGCTAAACTAACGGCTGCTATTGGTAAAGGCGTTACTGGAAAGAAAATACAAGTGGCAGACCTTGGAGAGTTTTATAGAATCATGCTCTATAGACAGTTAGAAAAGCAAAAGACTAGAATTCTCTATGTACCTGCTGAAATGATCACTTACATTGCTTTTAATTATTCAGAAACAGGACATGGTATTTCTCTATTAGAGAAGACTAAACTCTATGCTTCATTTAGAGCTATTCTTACCTTTGCTATGGTCATGACAGCTATTAAATCTTCTGTTAATTTAAGAAGATTAGAGATTACGCTAGATGAAGATGACATTGATCCTCAATCAACTGTAGAGCAAATCCTAAATGAATATGTAGCACTACAGGCATCTGGCGTTCCAATAGGTCGATTAAACCCATTAGATATTATTGACTCACTGCAAAAAAGTGGTATTCAAGTTAAGATTAATGGCGGGAGTAGATTTCCTGGCACGGAAATAGATGTAGTAGAAACTAAAAAAGAAATTACTCCACCCGATACTGGTATTATGGATATGCTAAAAGATATTCACTATGCAGGACTTTGGGTATCTAGAGAGGACGTTGATAAAACAGGAGAAGCTGATTTTGCAGCCACTGTAATATCTAATAACTTAATTAAAGCTAAAAAATATGCTCTAGTACAAAAAGACTATACAGGTCATTTAACAGACTTTGTGCAAAAGTATATTAGTCATGGTGGTTCTTTATTTTCAGAAATAAAAAAGAAATTTGAAGAACTCGGTAAAAAATCTAAATTAACCATGCCTGAGTTAATTGCTAGTATTAAAGTCGTATTACCACAGCCTGACGATGCTGTTATTAAAGCACAATCTCAAGAGTATGATGATTTCTGTAGTCTAGCTGAGAAAGTAATAGATAACTATATCTCTGAAGGTATGATTAAAGATATGCTAACAGGTGAGTATATAGGTTTAGGTATTGAAGATGTTAAAGCGTGTTATTTAAATCTATTAAAGAGACAGTTCTTAAGATCTAAAAACATTATGCCAGAAATAGATGCTATCTTAATTAACCCTGAAAACAACGTAGAAGAGCAATTGAGTAAACATAATGACACTGTTATGAAACTAATAGCCGACACTATTAAACATGTTAAGAAGGTAGAAAATAAAGAAGAAAAAGAAATTCAAGCTGAAGTAGATAAACTCAATCCACCACCTCCAGAAGAAACAGATGATGGAATGGGCGATATGGATAATGGTGAGGGAGAAGATACTGAGGGAGCTGATGATGGCTCTACAGAACCTACTGATGATGAAGATGATTTTGGAGTAGGTGATAAAGACTTACCTACAGTCGATGAAGAAGAAGAAGAACCAGATGATACTAAAAAGTAATTAATTGAGTGAGTATAGTAGCCTAGGCTACTATACTCACTATTCTAATTAATTAGATAAATATATTATTTATAGGATATTAATAATCTTTAGGAGAAACTAAAATGCAAGAAAATGAATTTAAAGAAGGTGAGTATGTATTAATTCAATTAGATAAAAACTCTGACGAAAGATTGTTTCGTTTTGGCAATAATATATTATTGGCTGAAATACACTCTGCTGGTGAAAAGGTGTGTGGTGTTTACTTTATCGGAATGGAAAACATTTACCAATCCGTAAATAAAGCTCAATTGCAAAAAACAGATGTTGATCATTTGCCAGGTAACTTAGGTAGCATTGTTACACCATGGAAAGGTTGTGAAAACTTTTCCATAATCCAGATATATCAATTGGATGAGAAATTGATTTATCTGCTTTATTCCGTCCATAACGTAGTCTATACATGTAACTTTTCAGACATTAATTGGTCCGATGAAGAAAATGCATGGGCATATAAAGGGTATACCCTGCGAAGGAAAGAGAATACTAGAGTGTCTATCGTATTAGATATTCAAGACGATTATTCTCGTCAATTTGCATTCCAAGCGGCTGCAGAAAGAAATGAAAGCAGTCAGCGTATGGCAGATATTTTAAAGGCTTCCTGCAATCCTGACAGAACTGTGCTTTCAAGGACCAGTAATCCACAAAGCTATTTTATGGATCCAATACATGGACACTTAACTACATTGGATTAATCCATGAACATTAGTGGTAAATTCTTTACCGCACCTACTCACAGATGCTACAGTACCGCCAGAAGTATTTCATAAATTTATTGAAGGCATTACCTGTTATTCAATCTTTAAATTGCTGCTGCAAAAGAAGTCCCTTAATAGGCCTAAAGATCAAGAAGATATTAGAAAGCTAAAAATAGCTTATCGACAATCTGGCAAAAGTTAACTAATTAGATAGAGTAGGGTATATACCCTACTCTATCTATTCTATGTTTTTTTTTGTTTAAAATGGATTCAAAAAAAATTTCATGTATATATTATTTTAATGGATTAACTTATATAAGTAATCCAACTTACCATAACTTTTAAAGTCCTCATAGAGGCAGGAGATTTGATATGAAAATTTTAAACGCCACGCAACACCAAAGAACGGCTGATCAAGTTGAAGTTGTTGACCTTCAAGGTCAACAACTAGAAGTCCTGAAAACTGCGCTGACCCTTGGCTCAGCTTTAACCAAAGCGGAGTTGCTCGAAAGGGCAACCCTGATTACCGCTTTAGCGCAAGAATGGCGCTATGGGGAGGTACATGAGTACCTCAAAAATGTGTGGACCGACGGGAACGGGAACTTCCCTCAACCTGATAGAGAGGATGCACGCCACATCCTCTCAATTGCCACCACTGTAATGGTAGGGGGCCATGGAGGGTTATTACATCACTTAATCCCTATGCTTGAGAAAGCCGGCTTCACCGTGGTGCACGCCTTTTCAGTTCGCCAAAGTGTGGAAACAACCGACCCTGTTACAGGTGTTGTAACCAAAACCGCTGTATTTAAACACGATGATTATATCGGACTAAAATAGTCCATCGTGTTGGTGGGAGGGTAAAACCTCCCACTTTATATTTTTTTTTAGGAGACAGGAATGGCTAGAATTCCTCAAGCCAAAATTATTGAAGCGAGTAGATTTTATCGGTTCTGCCGACACCCATTAGAGCCATCACAGTTGGTTCTTACTGAAGAACAAAAACAAAAACTTATCATCTTAAACGTCGATCAATATTTTAGCAGTGCATTAAGTAACCATTCTTCTAGATAGACTCCCTAAGGGAGTCTATCTACCTATCTTTATTATTCTTTTTTTTTTCAATAAATTTATAGTCCTAATTCCTATCATTTGTCTTCACTAATAACACAAAAGGAAATATTAATAATGACTCAATCTATTAATAACGAAACTATTATTCCAGTACAACCTGCCTCTTATGATATCTGGGATAAAAAATATAGATTAAAAGATAACAATGGAAATATCATTGATGAGACTATGGAAGACTCTTTTAAAAGGGTCGCTAGAGCACTCGCTAATGTAGAACATGAATCGTTAAGAGAACACTGCTATAATAAGTTTCTATGGGCTCTACAAAACGGTGCAATCCCAGCTGGTCGTATTATGTCCAATGCTGGAGCAGAGCAATATAAACCTGCTACTTCTTTAATTAACTGTACAGTATCGGATACTATTAATGACTCTATGGATAGTATTCTTGCTAAGCTCCATGAGGCCGGTTTAACACTAAAGGCTGGCTGCGGTATTGGTTATGAGTTTTCTACACTTAGACCCAGAGATTCATTCGTTGCTGGTGCTGGTGCTTATACCTCTGGTCCATTATCCTTTATGGACATCTACGATAAAATGTGTTTTACAGTATCATCAGCCGGTGGTAGACGCGGTGCTCAAATGGGTACTTTTGATATACACCATCCAGATATCTTAGAATTTGTTAAAGCTAAAAAAGAAGATGGTAGATTAAGACAATTTAATCTTTCTATTCTAATTACTAATGAATTCATTAATGCTGTTAAAGAAGATAAAGACTGGCCATTATCTTTCCCTATTACTCTAAAGGAACAAGAGCTCAATCAATTTGACTTAACTGATCCAACCATTATTAAATATAGAGAATTCCCAGTTACTGAAAACTATATTACTAATGATAAAGGTTTTGTAGCTTGTAGAATCTATAAAACAATTTCTGCTAAAAGATTATGGGATGTCATTATGTCATCTACCTATGACTATGCAGAGCCTGGCTTTATCTTAATAGATAGAGTCAATGAAATGAATAACAATTGGTTTTGTGAAAACATTAGATCCACTAATCCCTGCAATGAACAGCCGCTTCCGCCATATGGTTCTTGTTTGCTTGGATCTATTAATTTAACTAAGTTTATTACTAATCCTTTTACTGAAAATGCAAGATTTGACTTTGATAAGTATACTGAAGTAGTTAGAATATTCACACGAATGATTGATAATGTCGTTGAGATTAATGGATTGCCGTTAGCACAACAACGTTATGAATTAGAACAAAAGAGAAGACATGGTATGGGTTATTTAGGATTAGGCTCCACAATAGCTATGTTAGGTAAAGTCTACGGCAGTGATGAATCTATTTACTTTACTGAACAGGTAACTAAAATCATGGCAGTAACTGGATTTGAAGTAGGGTTAGAATTAGCTAAAGAGAAAGGTGCAGCGCCTATAATGGATAAAATGTTTACCATTACAGAGGGCATGGCTAATAAGAATCCTTCTATTTTAAATGGGTCTAAAGTCGGTAAACAAGTTCCTGGAAAATATTTATTCAGTAAAAGTGTTTATATGGCAAAAATATTTGATGAATTAGGACCAGTCTTTAGAAGAGAAATAGAAAGATATGGTTGTCGTTTTACCCATCATAGCTCAATTGCACCTACTGGCACTATATCCTTATCATTAGCCAATAATGTATCCAATGGTATTGAGCCTAGCTTTGCACATCACTATTCTAGAAACATTATTAGAGAGGGTAAGAAGACTAAAGAGAAAGTAGATGTATTCTCTTATGAGTTATTAGCTTATAGAGAATTGATTAATCCTAATGCAATACCCTACAGTGAAAAAGAAGAAGAGAAATTGCCAGATTATTTTATCTCATCTGAAACTATTACTATAGAGCAGCATGTTAATATTCAAGCTGCTGCACAAAAATGGATTGACTCATCTATATCTAAAACAGTGAATGTACCTACTGATTATCCCTTTGAAGACTTTAAAAAGGTTTATATATACGGCTATGATAGTGGGCTTAAAGGAACTGCTACTTTTAGATTTAACCCTGAAGTTTTTCAAGGCGTTTTAGTAAAAGAATCTGATTTAGAAAATACTATTTATCAGTTTACATTGGAAGATGGTAGCATAGTAGAGGTAAAGGGTAATGAAGAAATAGAATATGATAATGAATTGCATTCTGCTGCTAATTTATTTGATGCTTTAAAAGAAGGCTATTATGGTAAGTTTTAAAATCATTCCTAATAAAGAGAGTTATTGGATACATTTAAAGACTAATAACATTTATCAGGTTATTGTAGTAACTAACTTAGAGGCAGAAAGACAGGAAGAATATCCAGCCACTGTAGTCTATAGACGATTAAAGGATAATACCTATTGGTCTAGACCACTTAGTAAATGGTTTAGTTCATTTACTTTGCATCCAGCACCTTTGAAAGTATATGAAGAAGAAATGAAAAAGAAATAAAGAGACTATTAATACTAGAGTATCCTAGGATACTCTAGTATTTTTTATCTATACATTATCTAATAGATGTTAGTATATTGGAGTAAATTTATGGCAAAGAAAATACTATATCTTAATGGAGGATATATAATAGGAGAATGTCAAAAATGTAGAAAAGCTGGTAGAGTATTAAATGAACATACTCCAGTGGGTAAAAAGAAAGGTAAACGACTTTATTGCAATGAATGTTTAAATGATGTTCTTGAAGAAACTATTAAACAAAACTTAAGTGGAAATAAAGATGAAAGAAAAAATTAATGAATTAAGAATTAAACTATATAATAAATTATTTAAATGGATACATTCTATATTGCCAAACCAGGACCATTCTAGAACAGTATTTGTAATGGCAGGTGGTGGAGTATATCAGTCTGAGTGGGTTGGGTATATTACTGATAGAGAGTATATTGAACCCAATGTCTATATAATAAAGGTTTTATCCTTTGATAGTATAGACAATGGAATGCAATTGTTTACCTTTAAAGTAGACTTTAATAAAAAGGTTAGAAAGAATACCTATCTAGTCACAACCTTTGATAGGGTAAGTAATGCATCATTGGAAGTAGAAATAACATTTTGTAAACCCTTTGAAAGTCATAAAGAAGATTTAATTAAGATTATGACAAACTGTATGATTGAAAGTGGAAATGTTGGGATGTTTGATAATGCCTTTGAACACTCCAACGGTATTCAAGATTTAGTAAATGCTGCTAAACGAATTAAAGCAAGTGGTAGAAGATTGGAGCTAGATACTCATGCCGACAGCCAGTGAACTCAGCACAATGAGTAGTCGAATAACAAAGTTAATGTTGGAAGAGCCTGCTACACTAACCAATAAAACTCTATTTATCAGCAAAGAAGATTATCCGAATTCTCTTTATGAAACAAAACTGTTGCCCTTTATGATATCGTTAAACAAACACGATGTTGAAAATGGTCTATTAAATATTCATAGACTCAAAACAAGACAGACTGTTAAAGATATGCCGCCTCCGGATTTCTATTTTGTTGAAGATGATATTGACGCAGAAAGATTTGCTGAGCTGTATATTGGGTTTGCAAATAACCTATTATCCAATAGGTACTTTAGGTTAAAGCAGTATTCTTTTTTTAAAAAATCTGATTCTGAAGAGTATATAATTAATGATCCCTTTAAAGCATTAGGGTTTGTTAAAGCAATGTATTACCTTGCTAATCCTCTTGAATTAAATAGAGTAAAAGGAGTGATGAATACTCTTAGTTTATATGCCAATTATTATCAACCAGTTATTGTCACAATAGACTCCTACAGTAGCTATTCTCAAGGCTCATCTATTAACGCTGGATATAAAGAGGTTATCACAACCTGGGATGGTTATCAAGTTTCAGTTAGTAGAAATTCTTTTCCAAGACTGTATAATAAAACTAAGCCGGTTAAGGAACCTGTGAAAACAGATAACTGGAAGAATTTAATCAAGAAGATAAAATGATAATAATCAAGAAATTATTAAAGTTAGATAGTGTAAGGCAGTATGAAATTGAATTAAAACCGTTTAAAATTTAAAGGAGAAAGAAAATGGCAAAAATAATTAAAGAATTATCAAAGGTTAAATATTACCATTGTGTTTATGGTATTATTCCAGGATTAGTTGAAGAAAAAGCTGATAAGTCATGCAGAGTGCATACCACGATTACATTAACCCATGGACATTCTTGTACAAATGAAGAAATGTTTTCTTTGGAACTGATAGTCCATGAAGATGCGCTAGAGCTCATCACTGATAAGGAACAAAAAGATTTATATGAAAAATTGAAATCTACTTTAAAGGCTAAATTAACAAATGGGCCAAAGACAGTTAGCGCTGAACCTGAAGTTAATATTGAAACTAAAGGTATAATAACTATTGATACTAATAAATACATTAGATTTAAAAACAGTGAATTAGCATATGAAGAAAATGAACGCCAGCTAGTTCGTATTGCTGAACCTGTTTTGGAAGTGGGTCTTAATACCATCAATGTTAGATATTGGGTTACCACAGTATATCGTGATTTATCTATTGGGCAGAATGAAGTGTGGATTACAGAAGATTGTAACTTACTTAAATTGCCCCATAGTTCAGAGGAACTAATGGAGTCAGAAAATATGATTGCTAGAGATTTTAATTATAACTTAAAGTAAACATAGTACCATACAGTGATCCTAGGATCACTGTATGGATTATGCTCGTTTTTTTTTTGTTTTAAATCACCCTATAATAACTACTCATTACTAAATCTACATAATTTTTAGTTTCTTCAGATTTCTTACTAGTAAAGCTCTTTAAACACCCCATAATCGCTCTGTAATCGCCACTACGACATTTTTTCTTAGATCTGGATATATTACCTTCCCCAGCATTATAACTCGCCAGAACTAATTTAATGCGGTTTTCTTTATTATCTATATTTCTCCAAAAATTATCTAAATAATTAAAATAAGTGGCAGCTGCATGAATAGATTGATGAGGATCTTTTATTTTATTTAATTTCTTCTTACTGATTTTCTTTATGTTATTCCAAGTCTTTGGCATAAGTTGACAAAGTCCAATTGCACCTTCTTTAGATACTGCATCATACTTTAGTTTTGATTCTACAGTGCAGACTACTTTGAGTAGCCGATAGTCAAGTGAATATTGGTTACTCGACTGTTTAAATGAATCATCGTATTGTTTATTGGCATTAAAGATCGAAAGTACTTCTGTCACTTTGCTTTCATTCTTTATAAAAGATACGACGTGACTACTATGTTGTTTCTTCGTTGTTATTGATTTCTGTATAGGTGCTGAAAAGACAGCACTACTAAACAGTAGGATTAATAATCCGATTAACTTTTTCATAATCAAGTCTCTTAAATTAGGAACATATCAGATGCGTTAGATACCTTTTGAGTATCTAACGCATCTGATACATTGTTAGAACGTTTTTATACTACGATATACTTATCTTCTTTGACAAACTCTTCTAGCTTAAATAAAGCTATTTTATTATTTCTGTTAATGAAGTAGGCCTCCTCGCCAGCAGCTGTTCCATAGATAGGACCAGCAATACCTTTAAAGAAAGATACGCTAGGAAAAGATACAGGAGATATTGTTTTTCCACTATCTAATAATTTAATCGCTTCTTCAAAGGTATAAGTTTGGTTTTGCTCATACATTTTTTGTTTTAAAAGATAGCCTTCTAATTCCCATATTTTCTCATAAGCTTTTTCTCTGGCGTATTTCTCACCCATTGCTTTATTAAAAATGGTAGCATCAACACAAGACGATTCACCTGTTACCACAAACCCGTTTAGCAATGTTAAGGCACAATGAGTGATAGTAGTACCTATAACGCGACTATATTGCTCGTCAATGATAATACTATCAATATGCTCTTTAGTAACTGTATTAGCCATGCCGTAGGTTAAGCCACTTACTTGACGATTGTATTTTTCAAACTCGACCTTTGGGCACCAAGATAAATAACCATCTGGGTATTTAACCTGATAACCTAGAGCACCCACTGGATGTACACCGCGTCTATCTTCTTCAGTCGCTGCTCTTTCAAAAGCTTCTACTAATTTAACACCGATGTATTGTTTATATTCTGACATTTATTAATTCCCATTTAGTGAGTTAAAGACTGCCTTTTGGCACAGTATTAACTCACCTCATAAATTTTAATTACAGGTAATAGATACACTAATTGGGCTGAGTACAGTATTGACTTCTGTTAAAATGCCCCCAGCTAATAGTGGGTCAGTACAGTAAGTTAATACACTACCTTTAATAGCGGTTAACTGTAGTTTAGAAAAAGGTTTTAAAGTAGGTAAGTTAACTGTACTAATAACTTGTTGTGGACAACTTATACTTAAGGTATTAGGTTTAATTTCAGAATTAACCATATTTACTAAAGCAACTACTCTAGTATCTTCTGGTTGACTACAGATAGTTTCAATAGCTACTTTATTAATAGCTGTAATGGTTGGGATAATTAAAGCTTCTTCTTTTTTAATTAGAGAATCTGTTACTGAACAACTTGCTAAAAAATTAACAAAATTAGCAATAATCATAAGCTTAATAAATTTTTTCATATTTTTCAATATCCAGGTAATTAAAGGTTAAAACAAATTACTTCCAAACTAATGTATTCCAATAACTTAAAGAAGGCGCACCTACTTTAGCAAAATAGCTATTGTTATACATATAAAAATTACTCATATAAACCCAGCTATTATTAACATAGACCATGGGTTTACTCGTATATGTATTACTAGGTGAAATAGGTATAGTAATAGTAGGCATTCCCATTCTACCAGCCGTTTGACTATAGAGTCTAGGCCTTGGAAATTGATAATACTGAGTATCAGTATAATTGCTCTTATCAGATAAACCCCATTGTCCACTGGATGCCCACTGTACACTACTTTCCCATTGGTTATAAACAGCGGCATCTAGATCACAGTTACTCATCATAGGCAACATGGTATTAGTCCACCAATTAAATTGCTGTAATGATAGATTATAAACAGTGTTAGTGGGTGCATCTTCTTCAAAGCATAACTGCATAATAGCTTGTAGCATTAAAGGGCTAGGTCCGGCACTACCGAATCCTCCTTCATACATACAAATAAGTGGACTGTATAGATCGCCTGTACTGTCTCTACCTAATACGCCATTACTGCCAGTGCTAATAGTACTGGATAAAATACCTATTGCTGCTGCTGTTTCTTGACTAGTCTGATTATTTAAAGAGGTTGCAAAGATAGGCTCTAATTCTTCTTTAGTCCAAGGCCACTCATTGGGAGATGCTGCTAACGTATTAGCATTAACTGTTGCATCACCTATAATGTCATAATAGCCTGCAGGTGTAATAACATCATACGGAATATTAAAGTCCGCAGTACAGTAAGGCAATGCAAAGGACCATATTTGAGAAGTAATGGATTGACTACCCTGCATGGTACTTAAACATCTAAATAATCGTCTTTTTTGATTCTTAGGATTATCCCATAGTCTTGGAGGATTGAGTTTATTCCTACAGCCGATAAATACATTAGCAAAGATATTAAATACTTTTTGAGATAAAATAGCATATGCAAACATGTGATTATACCATAGCAAATTAGGTGGATTTGAATATACCTTAGTGCTATCATACCCATAAAAGGTAGCCGCTTGAGTAATCCAATAACCAGGTCCTAGTCCACCATTCCACTGCTCATTGCCATATTCAATATAAAGTCTTAATGAGGGATCTAAAGTACTTTGAAATAGATTAGCAATATACCAATAATAAGCATCCCCATCCGAGGAATAAACGGGTATGTTAATCCAGCAATCTTTCTTAACTAAATTACACAAGCCAATAATAACAGATAAGGGCACCATATTACCATTAGCCCATGATACATGAGACTCAGTAGTTAAACTATTAATAGATGTTAAGTACTGATAGCTATTACCTGCCATCCAGTCTAGAAATCTTAAGCATTTAAAATCAGCTAATCTATTAATAAAATCTGGATAAAAAATATCACCAGCATTAACTAAATCAGCATATTGAGTTTCAAAGACTTTAATATTTCTAACATAGTTTCCATTGTTATTAGGATTACTACTTTTAATGATAGTAAAAATACCTGTCTCAGAGTTTAAAGCAGTATAACCTTGCAGTGTTAAATTACCATTAGTATCATAGCCTCTATAGTATTTAAAACTAGCGGATGTCTTGGTGTTAGCCGTATAGTTTTGACCACCCCAAGGGATAGTTACCTTATTATGATTGCTAGTATCTATCTTACAGATAAAGCCATTTCCAGTACCACCCATTAAAGTATTATCTACTGTATAAACAGTATTTGCATCGCCTCCAGTAGGCGCTGTAGTCACAAAAACTGCTGATACATACTTTGCATAGTAATCCACACAAAGTGTTGCCACGGGCATTACAGAAGGCCGTGTGCCACTACTATAACTTAAGGTAATATTAGTATAGGTAGTAAAGGCAGCACTACCACTGGTATCGACGTAATATAAGGCACTATTTGAAGTAGAAGATATTAAAGTGGCAGGATACTGTTTAGGTAAAATAGCTACATCGGTCTCTAAGGCAACAATGCCCTCGCCATCCCAAGTAACTGTATAATAACCTGTTGGTAAAATAGGATGATTCAGCTGTGCTACTGGATTTAAAAATAATAAAAATGATATTGGTGTTGTTCTATAGACTAAAGAATATAGATAATAACCAACCGGTAAGTTTCTAGGATAACCATCTGAATCTAAATTCAAAATAGTATAATCATCTATAAGCTCTGCCTTAATACCATATTGACCACTACTGTTTCCTGTAAAGGGAGTATCAACTACCCAAGTAACCAAGTTAGTCGTGTTATTAACAGTAAAAGAAACTACTTTAGTATTGTTGGCCACATTAGTGCCAATTAATAATCTAACTAAATTAGTGGGATCAAAACTCCACCAACTATCACCATTATTACTAGGGGAAGTCATCGTCGTTGAACCCGTAGTAAAGACTACACCATTTAATATTAGACGAGTACCTAATACATTACTAGAAGTATCAATGTTATTAACCGATAAAGATCTATAGAGTCTCCAGAGTGTAGTCGACTGAGCAGGCCATGTGCCAGTTGGATCATTTACAGTGAGTACAGGACTTGCATTACTTAACTTCATTAAATTAAGAAATATTTTAGCAGTTCCATAATAACTACAACCTGCTACATCTATACCAATGTGATGATGAGGATATTCATCTTCAGCTAATATTCCACCTGAGGTTATCTTGCTAGGGCCATTAACATGTTGCAGTGTATGTGAGCTATTATAAACTTCTGAGTCAATACCTGGAAAGCTATAGGCATATAACTGATAAGGATCAGGAAAATATACTGAAGGCACAGTCCCTTCATTAATCATTATTCCATAGATGTAATAACTACTGTATAAAGGTGACCATGGCGTATGAATACCATCATTTGGATTAGTAGGCATAAAAGCTGTAATAGTCCAGGAATTAGTATTCTGAGTAAATAAAGGTCCTGCATTATTCCCAGGTCTATCTAGAAAATGAGTTAAGTTATTCATAGGTAGAGTAGCTGTAAATGGTAAAGATACCCTAGTCCAGACATTGGGTAGGATACTGATATTAGTAGGTGTAGTCTTACTACTATTATCATAAATCCTAATACCACCATAAATAGATAAATAACCGGTAAAAAAGAAACCATAGCCTACGGGCTTAGTTAAATCTTGATTAACAGAGTCATAAAGGCTATAAGCCTGAGTAGATTGATATCTCCAGGTATCCCCAAATAGGGTACCATAGAACTGGAATATCTTAACCACCTTAGTACCATCTTTCATTGGGTAAATAACAGCCCATGCTGTAATAGAAGCTAGTTTAGTAGAATCTAATGCAACAATTGTATTTCCATTGCCATTTACATACGAGTAATCGGCAGCATATTTAGCCCATAGATCATAATTGTAGCTACTGGTATTGGGATCATACGCTAATTCTTGATAGATTAAAACAGATGATTTAATATTAGCAATTTCAGTAGGTAGACTCGTTGCTGTAGAGATATCATAAACGGTACTATTAGTCCAGCCTTGTACTAACAGACTAGTAGAGCCATTATTACTAATGGCTCTAATTTGGTCAGCTCGTTTAGTAAACAATAACTCATTAGTAGGTATTACATTAGGAATACCCATGTCATTGTATAAACCTGCATTATTACTATCATTTTGTAAAATGATAGAATAACTACCATTTAATGTTTTCCATGATGGATCAGCTAAATTACCTTCAGAGCCTTGAACCTGTAAACCTGTATTCCAATTACCACCTGGACTTACTGACATAGTTCCTGTTAACGGTAAGTACTTAGACATTACCCAACAGGAAATAACATATTGTTTTCCTATAGTTAAAGCAGGCAATAGATTCCAAGATAAAGGTGTGCTAAAATAACTACCAATTAACGTAGGATCATTAGGCGCTTGTATTAGATCAGCAGCATTGCCTAAGTAAGCTGGGTTATTAACAATATCGGCAGGCGGCGTCGCTACGTCATTAATGATCTGTGTTCCAACACTTGTATTAACAGTATATAAGAAAGCATTGTTAACTAACTTACCGATAGTATTTCCCCATGGAAAATAGTTTTTCCCTAAGTAAGTAGTCTGTGCTAATCTATAAGGGTCAAAAGGTACTGTTGTTAGCTCATGATTAGAGTTGTATAAATCAATAGATGGGAAGCGGGTATCACTAGCTGAGTCATCATCTATTCCATAACCATTAAAGTTATATGAAAATAAATAAGGCTCTAAATAAGAAATAGGTACATTACCTAAGACATTATTAAACCCATAAAACACAATGCTAGTAGCACCTGTCATATAGACAACTAAGGTAGCTGCATTACTGCTAATATTAGCAGGCACAGTATAGGTATAAGTGTAAGTAGTCCAAGCCGTTGCTGCGGTTACAAAGTTATCATAATTGGTTTGATATCCACTGGTAGCTGTATTATTTAAATAAAGATTAGTACTTAAGTTATTAATACTTACCCTTAAGCGCAGTGCAAAGCTACTACCATTAGGATTTATTCTGTTAGCACTAAAGGTTAATGTATAGGTAGCTCCAGCAGACACTGTAATAGCTTTACTAACACCGCCATAACTACCTGTATCTGATACGACTAGGCTAGTTAATTTAGAGGTATTACCAGGATTCTCATATAGACTATTAGTAATAGTTAATCCAGCTTGAGAACCAATCGTGCCTACTGCTATGCTAAACCCAGATCCTTTATTTCCAAGCAGTGTATTACTGCATGTAAAGGTAGTGGTAGTGCTCGTAATGCCAGAACCATTAGTGACTAGAGTAACAGAAGATACTGATCCATTATAAACAGTAATATTTACAACAGGACATGTTGTAACAGCTGTACCTGAGTTATAAACTAATTGTACGTTATTATAAACACCGTCCGCATAACCACTACCTGCTACTAAATTATTTAATGCAGTGACTGTATTTAGAGTAGATTTAGTATAAGTCCATTTAGTTAAATCATAAGAGTCTGGAAAGGGCAATAAATTGTAATTATGTACCCTATACCTAGCTGGATCAAATGGTGTAGTAATCAGATTACCTGAGCTATCCTTTAAATCAATAGAGACCGTATTACTCAGTACAGTATCATCATCCATACCTAACATGCCATAAGACATATTGGTTTCAACATAGCCAGTATTACTAGTATCCAGTACCCCGCCCCAAATAACGACTTGAGAGGCATTAGCTATTTGCGGGTAAGGCGCACTAATATTAATAGTAACACGAGTAGTGGATGTATTAACAAAAGTACTAGGCGTAGTCAAATTCCAAACTATTCTGGTATAAGGTGTTAATCCAGTTAATGCAGAATGACTAATACTAAACCCACTACCTGTTCCACCAATAGAAGAAGGCGCTACTGAATATAGTGTAGTAATATCCCCACCGACTGGATTATTTACCAAGGCTACATTAACCACTTTACCTGCAGTCACTGTAATGTTAGCCGTAGGTAGGGTAGTAACAATAGTACCTGAAACATAAGTTAAAGTAACATTAGGATAAACAGTTGTACATAAAGGTGTATAACCGCCTCCACCTATTATAGTGGAGGTACTAGCGCTATAAGTAAATCCAGATCCAGTCCCACCTAATAGATTGCTAGTAGCTGTATAAATAGTTGTGTTATCACCGCCGGTAACTGGTGTTACAATGGTAACTGTACTAACACTACCATTAATGACTTTAATATTGGCAACGGGATAAACGGAAGGTGGCGTACCAGAGACTAAAGTTAAGGTTACATTGTTATAAGTAGCTTCTTGATAAGAAGGTGTATAGCCACTACCTTGAGTAAAAGTAGTGGGTGAAGATAGATACTTGGTGGTTGCTGTTGTTGTAGTGCCTGTATTAGAATCCCAGTAAATGCTATTAACACCTTGAGTTAGATTTAAACTAAAACTAACATATTTACCAATCGGCGTATACGTGTAAAAAGAAAACCAATAAGTAGTGTTTGGCTGGAGAATGATATCCTCATATAACCCACCATAGGCATTAATATCGGGTACTATTAAATCAGCTAAATTATCTGTTCCAAATGGATTTTGAGCAATGTCCTTATAAATAGTAAAGCATGGTACACCACCTGTCGTTTTATTAAAAGACCACAGATTAAACGATGTTGGGTTTAAGAGTAAATTCATAAATCCTACCAAAAAATAAAATTAATTATAATCTAAAAATACCCTTTGTGGTATCCCATATTACCTGTATGTCAAACCCATTAGTGCCTGCACCAATACCTTCCCCTGAATCCATTAAAGCGATTAATGGGCAAGCTTGGTTAGCTAATATTTGAGAGCCATAAGAGCCTTGTAGTGGTGCACCATTAATATTAGCTAAGTTATAATCTTTAAAGATAGCTAAAAATCCAATGGTTTGGTTTCCAGATAACGCTACAAAGTTAAATTGACCTGACGAAAAAGCACCGGCTAATGATCCAACACTGGTTACTTTATTAGTGAGTGTGATAATAGGCTGACTGCCCGTTAATACATAACTAGCAATATCATTAAAGGTAGAATGAGTAGTTAGAGCAATAGTACCGCCTGGATAGCTAGGTGATAGTGCAGCGCATTTAATATTATCATTTAACCAATCTATTTGTTTAGTACCAAAGGCAATTCTAGCAGAATCATATTTTGAATTCATAATGTTTATCTCACTAAGTTAGTAACTGAATATAATAAATAATCTAAAGCAATGTAATCAATGCTGGTAGTTGAAGTACTGTAAGCTGATAAATAAACTCTCATTGGCATCGCATTAGTGCTGGGTATATACTGAGCTAAAGCAGCAGCTGTTGTTCCATTAGCTGTTCTAATGGCAGCAACTGTACTACCCCCACCATTAGCACTTTGCACACCTACTAGTGTTAATGTATTAGTAAATACTACAGTATCACTACTGTTTAAAATGTTATAGGCAATGCTAATATCCATGTCACCACCGCTAGGATAAGTAGTCGTTATTACTATCTGGAATGTATACCAGACATTAGCTGATACTGTAAAAGTAGTAGATGTGTGAACATTTGTATTATAGTTTGGCAAATAAGGACTACCAGAGTGATTACAATAACCGGTAAATACAGCGCCTGTATTTTTAAAGTAAATACCATTAGTAGAAGATCCACTGGTATTACCATCATAAATACCAAAAATAAATATCTCATTAGATGATGGTAGAGTTGGGAACATCACTTGATTTTCATAGGTATAAACTGTTGGGTTAGTGGTATTAGCTGTAGGAAATATCATTATTTCCTTATCTGCCCAAATACCATTTCCATTACCACTCGTTCCAGAGTTTAAAGTCACTACACCAGGATGATTAGGGTCTATATAAGCTGTACTAGCTCCTTGCCAGTAATTGCCGTATTGATTAATCAAAGAAAAGGGTGCAAAAGTAGTATTTACCGAACTAATGAAATCACACATTAAAGTGGTGGATGTTCTAGTAAAACCACCTGAAGCACCTGCTGGTCCTGTAGCACCGGTAGCACCTACCTGAGTAATAGAGATTGGTTGTATAGCTTGATAAATGGTAATACTATCTGACATGGTAATAACTAGCTTAACTGCATTACTTGCTAAAGCTGAGTTAAAGTTACTGGCTAATGTAGGTGTAAACGTAGCGGCAGTGCTTGTACCCGATAATAAACTATTAGCACTATTAGGAATACTCCAAGCTATTGTATAATTGCTAGAATTAACAGTAGCTCCATTTTGCGTAAAGGTAAAACTAAATGCTTGTATGGCAGGTGCAAAGCTAGTGCCTGCTGCATTATATAAAAAGCTAGTCGTGTTACTAGTAATAAATAACTGAGTAGTAGGACCTGCTGCACCATTACTACCTATTGATCCATTAGTGCCATTTGCACCATTAGTTCCTAATTGAGTAATGGAAATAGGCTGAGTGACCACATAAGTACCAGAACCATCATTCATTGTAATAGTTAGTGTAATAGCATTATTACATTTAGTCGCATCAAAAGTACTATTTAAAGTAGGTGCAAAGCTAGTGCCTGTAGTTGATCCACTCACTGTAAATAAACTATTCGTAGGATCTGACAATGCCCAAGCTATTGAATAAAGTGAAGAACTTACCGCTACCCCATTTTTTGTAAATACAAAGGTATAAGGAGCTACAGAGCTTGGATATTTAGTACCATTATTTGGGTTATAAGTAAAGGTAGTATAACCCCCTGTAATATATACTTGAGTAGAGGGTCCAGCAGGTCCAGTCACTAAAGTACTCGGATCAGTTGGATTAATCCATACATCACCAAAGACAGGCGTGCTAGGCTGAGTACTGGTTACAAAGACTCTACTGTTCATATAGTTTAATCTAGAATCATTCCCTTGACAAAAAGTACCAGCCGTTGTACCATACGTAGGTGTAACGGTACCACTGGTATTTATTAGTCCATTAGTAAAGGTTAAATTAGCAGAAGCATGAGAGGATACATAGTTAATTGCACTCACTAAATCGGTTGTAGCGCCTGGCAAATTAGCCATTGTACCAATCTTTGTATTAACAGAAGTTAAAGAAGTGTTAACTGAATTAATAGCTGAAATAATACTCGTTGCACTGACAGTTAGATTACTTAATAAACCAATAGCACTATTTCCACTTGTTTCAAAAATAGCAATCCTATTACTGAGAGCTGTATCCGCATTCGTTCGACTAGCCGTTTCTGCAGACAGTGTGGAGGCAGAAGCTAAGCTACCTAAAGAACTAGTGCTAGCATAATTAGCTAAAGTTGTTGATAAGCTACTAGAGGTAACATAATTGGCTGAACTAGCAGTAATGCTATTTATTGCAGCAACAATACTGGATGCGCTATTAGTCAATGTAGATAAAGAACCTATTGCGCTGCTGCCAGATTCAAACACAGCTAGTCTATTACTTAATGTAGTAATCGCAGAGCTGCGGTTAGTAATCTCACTAGATAACGAAGAAGCTAATGCATAACTAGAAAGTGTAGAAGTTAACCCACTAGAAGTTACATAACCTGCTAATGTAGTTGCTAAAGATGTATTAGAGACTAAATTACTCGTGTTTACGTTGCTTCCACCACCATTAGCAAAGTAGGTATTTAAAGTAGTGTTAATGTTATCAATGGAGGTAACCATTGACGTAGAAACATTATAGGCTGCTAATACACTAGTTAATTGAGAATTAATGTAACTAATAGCTGAAACAATAGTTGATGTGCCATTAGGTAAATTATTTAAATTACCTGTTAGACTACTAACATAGTTTACCAAGCCTAGAGTGGATGGATAATCATTGCTATTAACATTAGATAAAATAGCATCTACCTTATTAGATAGACTCTCTTTAGTAGTAATAGCATTTTGTAAAGATTGAATATTGGGTACTTGTATTGAATTAATGGTTGTTTGCAAACCAGCAATCGTACTATTAAATGTAGTATTTTGTACATTAAATAGATTTAATAGGTCTTCAAATTTCTGATAGAGTATATCGGTTGTACTCATGATTAGAGTTCCTTATAAGAGTTCCATACATAGAATTTTGTAAACATAATGAGCATAGAGAGGATTAATCCTCTCTATGCTCTATTTATAAAGCTTTTATATTAAACGCCAGTTACTGCCATTGCTAATGACTCTAATAGCAGTATTTGTAGCTACTGTATTAGTCGTACTACCATTGATAGTTTGGCTAGAAGTCGTATTAACAGTAATATTTCCAGAACTACTATTGTCAATGGTAAACTTCTTACCTGTATTATTGACTGCTGTAGGTAGCGTAATGGTAACACCTGATGCTGTTACTTCTACATGTCCATTAGCAACAGTTAAAGTGGTATTAACTGCAACACTAGCATAAGCCATTGCATTAATATCATTTTTAACCCACGTATTAGTAGCGGTACAGATATAAAGATAGTTACTATCCCAACAGAAAGTACCTGCGGTA